TTAGTGAAGAGATAGGGGATTCGCATATATTCATCAATCTGCCTACTACAAGCTATAATAAGGAAGCAGAAGCACAATCAGATATTGCAGCTACAGCAGTTTATTCGATTCCTACAGCATTTAAAGGCACCGCATTCCTAATTGCACGGGCAACTTTACAATACAAATCAAGTGGAGTTCCGTGGGTTGAGAGTGTGATCACTGATCTTCGTGGATTAAACCCATCTACCTCTCCTGGTGGTGGTGCTTCAATTTCCGATCATGGAGCATTGTCTGGATTGTTGGATGATGATCACCCTCAATATCTGTTGACTAGTGGTACGAGAGCACTCGCAGATGGGTGGAATGCAGGACAATCAATCACTTCTAGTTTTACAGGCACATTTGTAGGTGATTTTACTGGTTCTACTTCGTTTACCGGTTCATTTACTGGCGCTTTAGATGGAACTGCATCATTTGCAGATAATGCTCCATCAGGTGGAATTATCGGCGCACTCAGCAAGGCACAACTACCAAGTGAAATCGCCTATGAAGATGAGGCAAACATTTTCACAGAAGATCAAGTTGTTACCGGAAGTCTAACAGTACATGGCAAGAATGTAGGAAATGTTACGCCTCATGTAATCGCCGATGATTTTGTTATTCACGGTGATGGTATGTCGATTCTAGATGCCGGCGGCGGCGAGGGATTTTTGGTATTCGGCAATCCTACTAGTAATCTGGCGGGAATGATTAGATACACTCATGCCAGTGGTCTACTCAGGTTTTACGCTGGAGGAATCCCCAGGTTTCAACTTGTGGGCTGGCAGCTTGGGGTAGGTAACGGTGCTAGCACTGTGCCATCTTACACCTTTATCAACCACGACGCCACCGGTATGTATTTACGTCCTGGCAACATAGATCTTGGATTCTCTGTTTCTGGTTCTGATATGTTGGTGCTCCTAGATGGGTCAGCAGAAGTTTTCGGTCCACTTACGGCAAGCGCCTTCGAAGGTGAGGTAACAGGAAATCTATTAGGAACTGCATCTCTTGCAGAGACAGCATCGTTTGTTGAAGCTGATCAATTGGCGCTTCTAGAACGGAGTGCTGATCCACCTGATCCTGTTGCTGGTCGCTCTGTAATTTGGTTGTCGGATGGCACTGGCTTTGGAGATGTTGGTGATATAGTTGTAAAAGTGACCAGTGCCTCGATAGTCAAATCCGGCACATTGTTCGACTTCGGTTTAGCATAATAGTTATAATAGGAGGTTACGATGACCGAGTTACGTAAGAAGTTAACAGACATACAATTCAGACTATTGATGGACGCGCAAATCAAATATGATAATGCAGCAGACGTTCTGAAAGTGGCTGCAACCGCTCTTAATAAGGTTCGGATGTTAGTTCTAGATGCACATGGTGTAGACGAAACCACACCGGTTCTCATTGATGTAGAGTCTCAAGAATTAGTAATCGAAGAAGAAGAGGTAATTAATGCGTAACCCCTTTGATTTAGGAAGGGATGTAGGAAGTTCTCTTGCACAGCAATTATTAGTAGAGAGAGCAGTCCTAACTGAACAACCAAAGAAAAAGAGAGTTGTAGCAATTTACGCTGGGCGATTCCAACCGTTCCATCGTGGTCACTACTCTGTCTACAAGCATTTGGTTGATAAATTTGGTGCCGAGAACGTATTCATTGGCACGAGTAATAAAGTCAACATGCCCAAATCTCCATTCTCTTTTGCAGAGAAAGAGAAAGTAATGACTAGCATGTTTGATATTCCTACGGACAAGGTTCGCCAAGTAAAGAGTCCGTTTGCCCCCGAAGAAATTCTAGACGATTTTGATTCTGATTCTACTACATTTGTTACAGCATTCTCTGAAAAGGATGCAGGACGATTGAGCAAGGGAAAGTATTATCAGGAGTTAGGAGATAAAGATCCATCTGACCTAGAGGGATACCGAGACCGAGGATATTTCGTCGTTGCACCTGTGTTCAAGTTGGAGGTGGGTGGGAAAAATATTAGCGGAACGCAAGTGAGGTCTGTATTGGGAGATCCAAAAACTAGTCCAAAAGCAAAGGCCGCACTTTTTCAGAAGTTATACGGCAAGACAAATCCAGAAGTTTTCAAGTTGATTCTTGCACGAACCGCTGAAGCCGAGAAAGCAAGGCGAAAGTTAGGAGCATCAGAAAAAGCCAAGACCAAAGCAACAGACACCGAGAAGAAGCAGGCGCAGCCTGGAAATATTGGAGACAAGAAAATCGTCAATCCTGAGACTGGCCGAACGATTAAGGTCAAGAGTGCTTTAGGTTACGACAAATCACATCCTGCATATAAACTTGCAAAGAGGGAATTGCAAACCGAGGCATTGACGGGAAATAAACTTCTCTATAGAGGAATTCCTAGTAATTCTCCCGTTAGTGTCATGAGGCCAAATTCAATGGGGGTGGTTTATTTTACTCCACTAAAAGATGCAGCTAAATTTCATGCACAGAAGCCTTCTAAATATTTTCCATTTAAGCCAGGATTACCAGGCAAAGTATATCAGGCCAGAATTACCATTAAAAATCCTATAGTGGTGGGAGATATGAAATTTGATGATGCCACAGCAAGTAAAAATTTCATAGATGGGGCAAAAAAAGATGGACATGATTCTATAGTGTCGGATGATGGTAAAGCAGTCGCAATGTTTAAGCCAATTAAAGTTCAAGTCGTAAAAGAAGATATAACAATTCCTGTAAAAATCGGAGATATAATTTTAACTGGCAGGTTCAAGAATAAGAAAACCGTAGTTAAATCAATTGGCACGGATGATCATGGTATGCCTACTATCAACGGCAGAAAAGTCACAACATTCAGAATATTAAAGTCTACAAAGAAGGAAGGAAAAGATATGATTAATCGAACAGCAGTTCTGGAATATCGAAGGAAAAGGCAACTAGTCAGTGAGGGAGGCGCCGCAGGGCATATGGCACACCCATTCGATGATCTTGACCTCACATTTCGTGACCTCAAGAGTATTGTAGAGTTGGGATTGGAGGGCAAGCTCAATGTCGAGTCACCTGTAACCGAGAAATTGGACGGTCAAAACATTTCTGTGTCGTGGAGAGATGATAAGGGAATCATCTTCGCCAGAAATAAAGGACATTTGAGAGACCGCGGCGCAAACGCAATGACTGTAGATGGAGTCAAACAGATGTTTGCTGGTCGAGGAGAAATCTCTGATGCATTTGGTCTTGCTGCAAGAGACTTGTCTGCAGGAATTCAAAAGTTATCAGTGAAACAAAGACATCTAGTGTTTGCAGAAGGTTCGAAATGGATGAGCATGGAAATCATTTTCCCAGCTACTCAGAATGTCATTCCTTATGGACATAAAACTTTGATATTTCACAACACTATTGAAGTAGACGAGAAAGGAAATGCTATCGGCGTCGGCGCAGATGCAGGCCGCATGTTGGCCGGCATGCTTAAGCAAATCAACCAGAATGTTCAAGACACATTCCGTTTTGGAGGGCCGGTTGTAGTCAATCTACCAAAAGCCAAAAACTTTGCTATGAGGAAGGGGCATTTCATAGGTAGAATAACTAGATTACAGAATCAATTTGGATTACGAGACAATGATTCTATAATGATGTGGCATCAACGCTGGTGGGAAGAGTTTATCGACAAGGCGGCCGTGCGCAACAAATACCGGATGACTAATACTGTTCGGCAGGGTTTGTTGAAGAGATGGGCGTTCCAGGAGCTGGGCGCATTTACCATATCGCAGATGAAGAAAGAAATCGTAACTCAGAACACGGCCAGAGATGCCGCAGCACATAAGTTCCTTAGTTGGGCGCTCACTTTTGATAAGGGTGGAAAACAAGACCAATTCAAGAAAAACATCGCACCGTTTGAGAAAATTTTCTTGGAATTAGGAGCAGAAATTCTGATGAATGCTCGGGGACTATTATCAGTGGCTCCTGGAAGATCTGCAGAAGCTCTCCGCAAGGAACTTGATAAGACGGTCGCTGATTTACGTAAAACCTCTGATGTAACTATGATGAGTAAAGTCAATGCACAACTTCGAAAATTACAATACATCGGATTAGATAAGATTGCATCAACTGAGGGAATCGTGTTTATGTTTAAGGGCAAACTCTTCAAATTCACAGGCACATTTGCGCCTATTAACCAAATCCTTGGAGTTCTCAAATTCGGAGGACGATAATTCAGTTTGGTGACTCTTCTCTATCCAGATGATAGTTATAGTGGGTATGCTTAGATGGAATACCGTTTTAGGAGATTATGGTTATGACAGAAGAATTTAAACCCTGGGAAAAGCCCGACCAGAAGATCGAAGATGCACTTCCCAAACGCAAAACATTAGAAGTTGAGGAGGGCATGAACGCGATTCGGGGCGTTCGTGAAAGAATGGGCGGCGTTCTCAAGAAGGACCAAGCTCTAAAAGTCAGTATGTATGTCCCTGAGAAGGTGGAACGTAAAGAGGGTGATACGTGGACGGACGCTAATGGGAAGTTGTGGGAAAGAAAAAACGGTATCAATCAAAGTATTTCCAAACTACAAGATGCTAAGACGCCGTGGTGGTGCCCGAAGTGCAAAAAGATAATGAACACCAGACTTGATACCAAATTCTATAACAAGAAAGGTAAGTGTTACGACTGTGTGATTGTAGAGGAAACCGAAATGCGCGCAAACGGCACATGGCAAACATACCAACGCAAACTCTTATACGCAAACGTAATTGCGAAAGTCAAAGATACAATTGTTGAACTCAAGGATGTTCAGAGAACAGTATCCAAACCACAAATCCATTTTCAAGACGGAAGATTTGAGGAATGGAACGTAGATATAGACCAAGTAAAAAAAGACCTTCAAGAAGAAATTGACAGTCTTGAGGATAGATTACAGGAGTTAATAGATGAGCAAAGCGCTACAGTTTTGGAATAATTTCAATAAGACTGCAAAGTTAGTTCTCATAGTGCTAGGTGGCTTTTTGGCAATGAGTTTATATCACTCGTTTACTAGTGAAAGCAAGTTAGATACGTGGAGAACAGACTTTAAGGAGTTTAGAGAGGAAGCAGCAGTAACTATACAACTAGCTGACAGTCTACAGCAGTTGGCTGATGTCGCAGTTGCTGTAGCAGATTCTGCAACTGAACGAGCAGATAGTTTAGTGGGCGAAGTTCGAGGCCGTGATTTGCTAATTTCTGATTTAAGGGACCGCACAAAGGAAATTGAAGTTGCAAACGATTCTACTTTTGCCACATTGACACAGGGAAGGGATGAAGAGACAGTGGTTAGAGAGGAACATCCTGTAGCAGTGCCTTGGATTCGTTTAACTTTCAGTCTGAGAAAGGAAAATTCATTGTTGTCGAAGCAGATAGATGTGTTTCGTGTTCAACGCACATCCTTTGAGGAACTCGATGCTACTCGATTGACGACAATTATGGCGTGGGAAACAGGATTCAATCTTCAACGGGCGCGAGCGGACTCACTACAACAGATTGTAATTAACATTCCGGACGCTCCGCCAACAGAAAAGCTATTCGGAATTATTCCTCTTCCATCTAGGCAAACATCATTTATTGTTGGGGCGGTTGTGGGTGTGGTATTATACACAGTAGCTAATAACGCATTAGCTGGAGGAAATTAATGGCTCAGTCTCAAGCTACACAGTTAAGAGACATCATTAAAAAAGAATATAAGAGGTGTGCTCTTGACGCTGCACACTTCCTAAAGAAGTATTGTATAATTCAGCACCCGATACGGGGAAAGATTCCATTCAATCTATATGATTTTCAAGAAGAGACTCTTGATAAATTTTTGGATAATAGGTTCAATATTGTGTTGAAAGCTCGTCAAATTGGCTTGTCAACATTGGTAGCGGGGTATTCACTTTGGTTAATGTTATTTCACAATGACCAGAACATTCTTGTTATTGCAACGAAGCAGGACACGGCAAAGAACTTAGTAACGAAGGTTCGCGTCATGCATCAAAATCTTCCAGTATGGCTGCGTGGTAATTGCACCGAAGATAACAAACTATCTCTATCGTTTTTTAACGGCTCTCAAATTAAGGCTATTGCAAGTAGCCCAGATGCAGGTCGTTCTGAAGCACTGTCATTACTCATTCTTGATGAGGGTGCATTCATTGACGGTGCAGAGGAAATTTGGAAGTCTGCATATTCTACGTTATCCACCGGCGGAAAGGGCATTATTCTTAGCACACCCAATGGCATGGGTAATTTCTTCCATAAGACGTGGGTAGAGTCATCGCTCGGGAATAATAATTTTCTTCCGATTTTCTTGAATTGGGCAGTTCACCCTGAGAGAGATCAGGATTGGAGAGACGAGCAGACTAAAGACCAAGGTGAGATGGCGGCTAGGCAAGAGCATGATGCAGACTTTATTGCATCTGGTAATACCGTAATCAGTGGTGACTTGATTCAGTTTTATAGATCGACTTTCGAAAAAAAGCCAGTTGAAAAACGAGGCTTTGATAAAAATATATGGGTTTGGGAATATCCGACGACAGGTCGTTCCTTTATGATAGTGGCCGATGTAGCACGTGGAGATTCAAATGATAAATCTGCCTTTCATGTAATAGATCTGGAATCTGTCACGCAAGTAGCGGAATACAAGGGATTGCTTGGCACAAAAGAGTTTGGACAAATGCTTGTAGCAATTGCAACCGAATATAATGATGCATTATTAGTGGTTGAGAATTCTACTATAGGATGGTCAGTTTTACAAGAGATTATTGATCGTGGCTACAAGAATCTTTTCTACATGGAGGAAGATTGGAAGTTTATGGATCCAACCCATGCAAAGCAGAAAACAACGAAACGCAAATTCTTCGAGAGAAAGAAGGTGCCTGGTTTCACTACATCTATTAGGACGAGGCCGCTCATTATTTCCAAATTAGATGAATACATGAGAGAGCAAGCAGTCATTATTCATTCCCAACGCACTTTCGAAGAACTAGAAGTTTTCATCTGGAAGGGAAGCCGTGCTGAAGCTATGGAAGGATACAATGACGATTTAACGATGGCACTCTCTATTGGATTGTGGGTGAGGGACACGGCTCTCCAATTGAAAAAGCGTAGTGACTCACTTACTAAAGCAGCTTTGAGTAGTTTCGCACACAAAACAGAATATCAAGATGTATATACGCCACACTCGCCGGTTGGAGACCCTTACAAAATGCCTGTTGGTGGGCCAAATCGTCCAAATCAAACGGAAGATATTCGTTGGTTACTTGAGTAACCTATTTATCTATAACGAGATATTCAATGATCAATCTAAAACAAGTCCTTCTTTTCGAAGCCAACACATTTGATAATCCATTAGATGGGAAAAGCAAGCGTAATGCGGCCAATTGGGTGCATGGTAAAGTGGGCACATTCGCTAGGGGAAAATTCAGTGATGAATATTGGCAACCAATTCAGGACATTTTTAAGAGATTTGATTTCCTTCGTTTAGATTGGACGCCGGGAAAAACTTGGTATGACGAGGAAAGAATCCAACGACGCGACGGTCCGAGCGTATCAGTTCCAGTCCGTAAGACGTTTGAGTTCACAATTAAGTTTAGAAACAATCGTGACAAAGAGGATGTGTTATATGGAAGAATGGTGGCTGCTGGAGCAGGATCTGTTGAAGAACCACTCAGCAGTTATGATGTAACATTGACGGTGGGATAATGCCAGCAGTAGCAATTTCTAATGGTGTCGCGCGACATCAATTGCCGCAGATACCCAAAGAGGAAATACCTGAGTTCATTAGATATGTGCAAACGCTCAGTATTCCAGATGGAAGAAATGATTATAATGTGGGGGTGACATCAGACGTTGCAGTCACCGCTGCAAAGTTGCCAGCAAAAGCTCTGAAACCAATTCAGAAAGCAGTTGATAAGGAAAAGGTTCGGGGGATGGTTCAGAACTTTGACCAAATCAAAAATGATGTTCTCATTGTTTCGCAAGACAATCAAATTTTGGATGGCCACCATAGGTGGTTGGCCATTATGGAAAAGGATCCAAAACATCTAATGAGAGTCATTAGGGTTCAGCTTCCAATAAAGGTGCTCGTTCAAGCAGCACATGATTTTGAAGGGTCTCACATTAGAAAGCTAGGTGAGATGATTAAGTTAGTAAAATTACTCCCGCAAGGGTTATAACAAGTAGAGGTAGATATGGCTAGGTCTAAAGGAAACCTATATAAGAGACTAAAAAGATTATTTAGCACAAGTGTCATTGTGCGGAATGTTGGTGGATCCAAACTTAAGGTTATGGACACCAGTCGCATGCAAGCGTTCACCAGTAGAACGTTGTATGACAGATACAATCGTATTCATTATCAACACTTTGGACCGCACACTGCAAATAGAACTGAACACGGATTGGCGTATCAGGGAGCAAGGCTACAGCTGTTCCGTGACTATGATATTATGGATAACGATGCAATCATTGCGTCGGCACTTGACATTTATGCAGATGAATCAACGGTCAAGTCTGAGGAAGGTGAATCGTTAGTTATTGAATCTGCCGACGAGCAGGTTCGAGAAATCTTACACAACTTGTTCTACGATATTTTGAACATTGAGTTCAATCTGTGGCCGTGGCTTCGTAATATGTGTAAATACGGCGACTTCTTTCTGTTCTTAGAAATTACAGAAAAGTATGGTATCGTTAACGTTCTCCCGCTTAGTGTATACGATACTATTCGTGTAGAGGGAGAAAACCCAGCTAATCCATACGAAGTCTATTTCCAGACGCTCGGTGTTCAAACACCAAGAGACAGATTTGAAAACTACGAAATCGCTCACTTCCGTCTATTAGCAGACAGTAACTTCCTTCCATATGGTAAGGCAATGATTGAACCTGCCCGTCGAACATGGAAGCAGCTACAGTTAATGGAAGATGCTATGCTAGTTCACAGGTTGGTTAGAGCACCAGACCGAAGAATCTTTAGAGTGGATATTGGTAATCTTCCACCTGATGAAGTGGACATTTATATGGAGCGCCTCATTAAGAAAGTGCAAAAGACTCCGCTCATCGATCCCCAAACCGGCGACTACAATCTTAAGTTCAACTTAATGAATGTCATTGAGGACTTTTATCTACCAGTTCGAGGTGGAGATGGTGGCACTCAAATCGAAAACTTGAATGGATTAACTTTCAATGCAACTGAAGATGTTGAATATCTTCGTAACAAAATGATTGGTGCGCTGAAGGTTCCTCGTTCATTCCTTGGGTATGAAGAGAATGTTAGTGGCAAGGCAACCTTGGCAGCAGAAGATGTTCGGTTCGCTAGGACGATTGAGCGAATCCAGAGAATCGTAATTTCTGAACTGACCAAAATTGCCGTTGTCCACCTATACGCACAAGGATACCAGGATGAACGGTTAGTAGATTTCAGTTTGAACCTAACCAACCCATCTACGATTTATGAGCAGGAAAAAATCCAGCTATGGTCGGAAAGAGTTAGACTAGCATCTGAGATGGCGCAGACCAATCTCATTGGTAGTGATTGGATTTACGATAAGATTTTAGGTATGAGTGAGGATGAAGTAGAGGAACAGAGGATAGTGGTCGTTAAGGATAAGAAACGCAACTTCCGATTGGCAGCAATAGAGCAGGGTGAAGATCCAGCAGCACAAGGTGGAACAGGAACTCCTGGTGGTGAATCAATGGGCGGAGGCCCTCAACCTGGCGGAGCAAACTTGGAAGGTCTACCATCTGCAGAAGAAGGTTCCGTAGGCAGACCAAGAGAAGTTCCAAGGTTGGGTTCTGACAAACATCCGTTGGGCCGTGACCCGTTTGGAGACAAAGAAAACCGAAAGGCACTTCATCGTGACCCTGAAAGTCCGAGACTCAAAACGAGAAAAGCGTTCTCTAGAGAGAGCCTAGACTTGAAACATTTTGTGAAAAGTCTTGCGGCGAAATTCGGAACAGAGGAAGCAAAAATGTTAGCCGAAGGCAAGTCTAACAGCGAAACCCCAAGCTATATGGAAGAGGAAGCGCTCGAAGCAACCTTCGTCGAAGAGGAAAACTAAGGTATTGTAGATTTGGTTTATACATATTAGTAGGTATATAATAATACGGTAAAGACTTATCAAATTAGCCGGTATACCGAAATGGAGTCATCTATGAAAGCATCGCGGGTGTCGCACAGCAAATATAAGAATACTGGCATCCTATTCGAGCTGCTAGCTCGACAGGTCACGGCCGATACATTGAACGACCGTGAAAATTCGCCAGCGCGGATCTTAATCAGAGAGTTTTTCAGACCATCGTCTGAATTAGGTAAAGAACTACAGTTGTATAAAGTATTGCTCGAAGCAACTAATCTGTCTGAGCCTAAGGCATTGAAATTAATTGATCTTGTGCT